TCGGGTCCATAACACTCTCGTGTTGGGGTATCAAACACTGGTCTTCCAAACTCATCAATAAATCCTTCATAGTTCCATTCCATTGGGATAAACAAAGAATATAAACCAGAGCGTGTTTGACCATTTCTATTTCTTTTTGTGACATCGCTGTCGTTATACAATTTTTTAAAGTTATCGCCACCTTTTTCTAACGAGTTACTAGTTGAACCCATCATACATTTACCAACGATTCTACTACCTAACCTTAAACACGTTTTAGTAACTCTCCAGTTGTTTAAAATATTATCAGGCCTTTCCCACTTACCACTTTCATCGTGTACTAATAAATTAAGCTTTTCTCCATCATAGCTATTGTCACCTGTATTTTTCCAATCAATAGTAGTGTCAAGTCCAGCCAACTCTTCTTGCTTTTCGTTGGTAGTAATTTTTTTACGCGTAAACTTACTTGCAGGTA